CTTCTCATCTACAACAGCTATAAATTCTTTGGTCCATTTATCTCTTTGTAACCCTTTTTCGCCTTCAGTTAAGATGCTAAGCACCTCTTTAACTCTAAATGCAATTGCATCATAAGTTCTATCAACCTCTTTAGCAAAGGTTTCAATAATAGTAGTATACTCTTTTCTAGTAATATTAGATAAGTAATAGTTTAAGAATGATCTTGCTTCTTCTTCAGACCAAGATTCGTAATGGCGTTTTGCTTTTTTCATATAACCTTTATTTTTAATTAATTACTATACCTTAAGATAAGAACTATCTTTGTAACTTCCAACTTTAAATGTTAATATTTCCTGAGTATTTCCAGTACGGATTATAACAGCTGACATCTCTTTCTAACTCATCTATTAATTTAGGAGTAGCAACTAAGTTTCCTGATACTGATACTCTTGTGTACTTGCTGCAGTTAGCAGGGGTATGGTGGTATATAGATGAATCGAATATTATAGCCATACCTTTTCTAGGATGTACAGTAGCCTCATATTGATTGGTATTAATTTGAGTCTGGAATATAATATCACCTGAATCTGCAGGGTGATTAGGGTAGTAAGCAAAAGATAAACTTATTTCTTTTACTGCACCACATACATGATTATGTATAGTAGTCTGCTGTCCAGGCTCTACTACATGGCCCCATATTTCTTCTTTGTCTATTAAGAAGTAATCCTCTGCCCCAAATATGTTAATAATCTCTAACTGAATAGCGTCAAGTATTGCTGTTGCAGTATGATCATAAATATTACTATCCTCAAATAGGGTATGATTCTTAGGGTACATAGAGTAGTTTTCTCTATCGCCTGGAACGTCATCTTTAATCTTAGCCATGACTACCTCTGATAAGATTTTGTCATGGTCTAAGGCTAATTGATGTTCAGAGTAGCAAAGCTGATTTAAAGGTTTAAACATTAATTAAACAGTATAATGCGTTCAGTTTTATCAACATTCTGTAATGTCTGTTTCGCTGATCTGTAAGCTGGTCTTTTAAGAAGACGTTCATAATTAATGCCCTGTACAGTTATAGGAAAACCATCCCATATAGTTGCTGCAATTCTAGCATTCATTTTTGATTCTGCAATGTAATAAAATTCGTTCATAATATATTTTTTATTAATTATTTATACTTAAAGATACGAATAATACTTCGTATAAACTAATAATTTAAAGTATATTAAGCTTTGTTTTTTTAAGTTTTTTACTATTATCTAAGTATGAAACATCTAATTTAATAGATGTATCTAATAGGGTCATATTAGTATAAACATCTTCGTAGTAATCTATTGGAATATTTAGAGCTTTAGAGAGTATTGCTAAATTATCTTTACCCCTATCTATCTCTTCTACATATCTAGGTATTTTTTTTTCTTCTTCTTTAGTTAAACTTACCCAAGGAGCAATTGGATAACCTCCATTAGCATATAACTTTGTAAGAGATTCAGCAGCTAATTTAGTATCCCTTCTAGCCAGTAGTACTACTTTTTCATAACTGTTACATAAATTTAAATAAAATTCATTTGTTTTTCTACTTACTATAACTTTAACACATTTGTTTCCATTAAGGTTGCCTCGATGAGGGCCAAAAGGTTCAAAGCAGGACATAATATTATTACCTGATGCGATGCTTTTCATTAGGTTAGTGCTTCCGCTTCTAGGGTGTGCTATTATCAAACAGTTATTCATATAGCTAATTTTTTATGTTGAAATTTTTTATGATACCAGCAACATATAGTATACCTTTGTCCTTTTTCTATCTTAGTAACTTTATGTATATATTTAGATGGAAAGATACATAAGGTACCGATTGATTTAGGGATAATATGAGTTACGTTTTCTTCCTTTATTAAAAGGTTTCCTCCTTTATATTGATTGTTAAGAAAAATAATGCAAGTGAGTATTTCTCTAGTTCGTTTTTTATTGACTACATCTGAATGCCATTCAAAGTGGTGGCCAGTTTCATATTTAAGTAATTCAAATGGAAGTTTAGCTACTGGGTTGTTTATTTTAAGGTCTTGGTAATCTTGACTAACAATGCTAGTAACTCTTTCTTTTAAGTTATCTACATCTGTATAAGTATTAAGGCACTCTCTCTTAGAAGTATTATAAGGAGTATGATTAGTTTCAGTTACTAAGTTAGTATGTTTTAGTTGGGTTTCATTACTTTTAATAATCTGACTACACTCCTCTTCAGTAAGAAAATTTTCTATAACCTTTATCATTTATACTTATAATGCTGCCTTCAGGTGGGTAATAAAAGCAGTTACTATAGCTTCCATTTTATCTTTCTGATCAGTAGTTATACTACTGGCCTTTCTGTTTATTACGTCTGCTTGTTCAATTTGTTTGTATATTGCCATGATATTATTTATTATGTACTACTATTTTGTTAGCTATGTAAGTATGAGTTCCTTCTACTGTAAAGTTATACACAGGAGTATCTTCTGATTCAGGAGTAAATTGTATGTAATCTATAGCTTTCCATTCTCCATCCAGTAAAATTTCATCTCCTGGGCTTAAGTATTTAATCTCAGACTGTTCAGAAGCCCATGGCTCTTGTTGTAGAATAGGAACTAAAGCTTTCCACCCCTCTTTGGTTAAAATAGGATGCTCAGGAGTAAATTTAATTCCTATATCCTGGTCATCAACTGCTAAACCAAAATAACCAGCTTCTTCCTTACCCGTAGCTAAACATGCATCTTTATGTGAACCTACTGTATATTTATGGTCAATTGCTGTTACTTCTTTTTCAGTATATGATTCTGTTTCAACATTATATGAATTTACAAAATCTCCTACTTCAATATCTTCAATATCTACTTCTCCATTAGGGGTACTTATTTTTGTTCCTGCCAAGAAGCAGCATTCCCCATATGAATATCTACCAGCTCCAAAAGGATTGTGCATTAATAAGTTTCTATTTGTTCCTTTGACTACATAAGTATCTATATTTTCCATATTTGGAGATGCTGTTGCGTATTCTAAAGCCGTATCTGAAATAACAGTAGAAGATGATACAATAGTTGAAGTTGAACCGTCTGTATCAAATAGCGATTGACCTACTTCTAAACTATCTACTACCTTCCATTTAACTACTCCTGATTCTAGTCTAGGAATTATAGCTAGACCTCCTAAATAAAATACATCTCCAGACTCTAATTCTATCCTGCGTAGTATGTTTTTATCATTGTCATGTAAATAATTTTCTGCAATAATAGAAGAACTAACATGTGAACCTGAAGGGAAAGTAGAGCCTGAGTAGAACCATTTAGCTAGTATAGGATAATCATCACTATCGGGTGAACCTGAAACATAGTATGATTGGTAACTGGAACCAGAACCTGTTGCTGCAGTTTGTATATTTACTAATTCTCCTGAGGAGCTTATAAGATTATTTGTAGCCTTTATTCCTGCTATGCCTTTGGGGTGGTTAGTAGCAAATTCGTAATGATGCTTTTTATGCACACTGTTAACTAAGTCGCTTCCTGTTACAATAAGAGTCGGTACTTCAAATAATGCCAATTGTTTAAACCCACCTAAGAAAGCTAAATCTAAATCTGGCCCATATACTAATTGCATAGATCTAAATGATTCAACTTTTGATCCTGAGAGGTTAGGAAGAAAGTTTGTAATTGCTACTCCTGTTCCCGCTGTAGAGGATAAAAATTCTTGTATTCTATAATCAGAACCTGTTTCAGGTAAACCAAGTTTTATAAACTCTATAGTAGCTACTGTAGCTCCTTCATCTTCTGTCTTAGTAACAAAGTCTGGTAGGTTAGAGCTGTTAAAAGAAGAAGTAATATTGTTTATATAGCCATCTTGCGAAGAAGATATGTAAACAGGTACTACAGATTGTATATCATTATAAGTATTAAATAAACTATAAAGATTAAGTTCCGATTTAGCATATGAGGAATCTAATACTGCTGCTTCGTCATAAGCTAATCTTAATATAAACTTAGCATCTGTATCTTCTACTGCCTCTAAGTAAACAGCACAGTTGTCCTCCATCTGCTTTGTTACAGTAGTAATGTTAGAGATATTATCAGAAATATAAGATTCTATTCTACTAACCAAATAGTTTTGCATTGGTTTGTATATAATATGAACTTCATTAAATGTACTTCCGGAAATAATATTACCGAATGCAGATAAATCTAAATGATTATCAGTTGCATTATTTATTAAGTCGGTATCGGTGTTAATTTCTAATAACCTTGCGTTACCAGAGTTGTCAAATACGAAATCTGCTGAAAATATGGTACCTTTCATTCTTTGTCTTTATTATTTAATTATAAATAGCTGGGTATCTAGTATACTTCCTCGTAACATTCTTTACATAGCTGTCCAGCTCCTTCTATGTAGCCGAACCTTATATGTATGTTATCACTAACTTTATATTGGGTATCAGTATTACAACTAACACATTTTTCTATTACATCTGGTGTCATATCTTCTTCTATATAATGAGCTCCTGCACTACACATATTAACTTCCGAATAATTCTTGTATACTTTCATCGTCCCATCCTGCGGCTCTTGAAAGTTCTCTAAGAAGTTCTACATACTCATCCCAAGTAATATCAGAATGATCCATTTCTACGGTAATTTTTCTGTCCCAATGTTTAACTGAGAGTTTAAAGGGTGTGTTATTTTCCATCACAATTATTTCTATGTTTATTGAACCATCCGCCACACTTACACTTTATCCAGTATGAAGTAGTTGCTATTAAAGGTGAAGCGGCAAAGGCAGTCCAAATGTTTGGATGCCAATGCTCTCCGCAAAACCCTAATGTATGTCTTACAACTTCAATCATTAATATACTTGTATTACTGTTACTTCTGTATCTCCTGGTATGTTTACCATATCGCCATCATCTTTAGTACAGTAACTTCCGTTACCTGTTAGGTACTTAAAGGTTAGCTCTTGTTTTAATTCGTTTAGTTTTCCTACTTCGATTCTACTATTTGGTCGTACATTTTTTAATTGCATATTGATTTAGATTAAGTTAGTTGCTAGTTTAAATAATTGTTTATTTACTTTCATATCCTTTTCAAAGGATTTAATTTTACGAACCTTGCGTACTTTAGCTCCAGTAAGAGCAGCATGAAAGTTTCCTTGTGTAATTTTTTCTTGAATAACATTAAAAGTTCTCCAAAGGTCATCTCCTTTATCTTCTGAACGTTGTGGTTCTAATATTTCATCTATAGTCTCTTCATCGTACTTAAGAGTGTCAACTCCTGCTCTAACTAACATAGCATCTAAAGCTAATTGTCTCTTCTCTTCTACAGTAAGTACTCTATTTTTCATATCATTCATTACTTGAACTCTATTAGGTAAGTCTTCTACTGCTTGACGTACAACACTTCTAAGTTCCGCAAATGAATATCCTTTATGTTTAATCTTAAAGTCACTAAATTCTTCATCAGCTACTACTAGTCCATTTGAACATACTAATCTATATATGCCAACACTAAATTTAAATGCCTGCATACCATCGTGACTATTAGTTAATAGTATTCTAGGATAAGCATCATCACCGTCAGCAGAATTAATCATTATATCTGGATTCTGAAAAGATACCATATGTTTAGAAAAGATAGTTCCTTTCTTCTTAGTACTCTTTCTCTGTGCTGCATTAACTGGATACCATCCTAACTTATCTAAGTCATCAATGATAGTCTCAGTATTTACAAACAAATACTTATCTGAAACATCAGGGTTAGTAGGAGCATCTGCAAATACAAGTGGTGCTTGCTCCTTAATTTGATCTTTGGTAAGGTATTTATCTAATCCTTTACCGAAACTTAACATAACATCTTTCATAATTATAACCTTTTTTATATACTATAAATATAAGAATAAAAACTTAGGGAGGCAACTAGTTACTGAGTTAATTTACCAAACTTTAGCAGTCTCTAAAAGCTGCCAAGTATCTATCTGCTCATTCACTAAATTTTCCTTATGGTAAAAATCTAAACTGTTCTTTAAAGCCATCACCCACTGTTTCATTGGTAGATTGATTTCATAAGAAAATTCTGTATTTTCAAATGAAACTTCAAACATTTTAGCTGTACGTTTATTTTTCTGCATAGCTTCTTTAATAGATTGAAA